GAGATTTAATTCTTCGTTGACCAAATTCATCAACGACAAGTGTTCCTCTATAAGTTGAAGGAGAGTTCATTCCACTACCTTGCATAAGTTCAAAAATACCAAATCCATACTCTAGGTCATATTTAGCATCTGCTTCATTTTTATACAATTCGTTTGGTAATGGAACGGGACCAGCCACAATCGGTGCACCTAGTTCAGCATCAAACTCAATAACGCTTGTCCCTGCTCTACTCCACTCTTCTTCTATTTGACGAAGATCTGCTGAACCACGAGGAATCAATAACTTTACATTTGTACTTGTACTTGCGTGAGCAATAATTAATGAACA